ATCGAGAAGTTGCACACAGTTTGTTTACAAGGAGACGTCGTGAAGATTGAGCAGCGTCGTGTCGAGAAAATCAGGCCGTATGAGAACAACCCGCGCGTGAACGATATGGCAGTGGACGCGGTGGCGCGCAGTATCGAGGAGTTCGGGTTTCGGCAGCCAGTCGTCATCGATAGCGAGAGCGTGATCGTTTGTGGCCATACACGATGGAAGGCCGCGCAGAAACTCGGACTGAAGGCGGTACCGGTCCACGTGGCCACCGACCTTACTCCGGATCAGATCCGCGCCTATCGCATCGCAGACAACAAGCTGGCCGAACTGGCGACCTGGGACGTGGAGCTTCTGCAGATCGAGCTGGCCGACCTACAGGCCGCCGATATTGATCTCTCGATCATCGGTTTCTCGGATGAGATGCTCGCGCAGCTCGCCCAGGAGAATGCCGCGCCCGGGCAGACCGATCCAGACAGCATTCCAGAACCGCCCGATGCCGCTACTACTAAGAGAGGCAGGGTCTACGAGCTGGGGAACCACCGCCTCATGTGTGGTGATTCCGGGTCCGTTGCCGATGTTGACGTTCTGCTCCACGGCGTGTCGGTTTCACTTGTGAACACGGATCCGCCCTATAATGTTAACGTTGAGCCGCGCAGCAACAACGCCATTGCGGCAGGCCTCAGCACGTTCAGGCAGGGAACCACGTCCGATTTGAACCATCACCGACTTACGCATCACCAGGGTTTTGACCTGCGCCGAGGGAAGTCCAAGGCCCACGGAACAACAACAAAGATGCGTCCGAAGGACCGTCCCTTGGAGAACGACTTCGTCTCTGGAGAAGAATTCGACCGGCTCTTAGCGGCGTGGTTCGGCAATATTGCCAGGACGTTGCAGCCTGGCGGGGTGTTTTACGTTTGGGGCGGATATGGGAATTTCATCAACTATCCTGTCGCGCTCAGGGCGGCGTCGCTCTATTTCAGTCAGGCGATTGTCTGGGTGAAAGAGCATCCCGTCTTGACGCGCAAGGACTTCATGGGCAACCACGAGTGGTGCTTCTACGGCTGGCGCGAGGGCGGCGGGCACAAGTTCTACGGGCCGAATAATGTCCGTGATACCTGGCAGCTTTCACGGGCCCATCGCGGGAACGTGGCCATAGACAAGGGGGTGAATCTGACAGCCGCCGATGGTTCGCGTATTGCCGTTATGCCGCCCCAGGAAGATCTCCGCGCCGTTAGCGTTGGGGACGAGGTGCTCTTGCATGGTTTCAGTGAAGGAACGGACGTATGGCGTGTGAAGAAGATCAGCCCTCAGAACATGGTCCACCTGACGGAAAAGCCGGTCGAACTAGCCGTTCGTGCGATTCGCTACTCGTCGAAGAAGGGGCAGAGCGTCCTCGACCTCTTCGGCGGGTCGGGATCGACGCTGATTGCCTGCGAGCAGCTCGCGCGAAAGGCCTTCCTGATGGAACTGGATCCGCCGTACTGTGACGTCATCCGGCAACGATGGGCGGAGTTTGTTCATGGCAAGGGATGTGATTGGCAGAAACTCGCCCCGGAGATTCAATGACACAACCCGCCGCCGATCCAGGAGCACTCACGCCAGGGCAGATAGCTCAGTTACTTGCGGTTGGGGGCGCGAATGGCATAACCGAAGACATGATCCTCGAGGACATAAAGATGGGGGCGCCGGTCAAGGATGACGGCACGATGAGCCTGATCGATTATACCGCCTGGATGGTGAAGGAAAACCGGGCTTAGACAGACGACAAAGCGGCCCAGTCAGACGCGTCAACGTCGTGGCCGGGCCTGACCACAGCGGGTTATCAAGAACACGCCATGGCTAAGAAGAGTATCGGCAAGAAGAAACGTCGCCGAAGCCCACCGCCGCAACTACCCTTCAAGATAGACTGGACCGTTTTGGACGTGATCGACCCGAGAAAACTAAGCCCCGGCGAACTTCTTCGCCTCGTCAATTCGACGCCGATCGGCGCCGTTCTCACGGAGACCGTTCTTCGCCGGCAGCGGAACCGGGCGGGTTATCGTATTGGGACGGCGCGCCAGATCGACCTGGTTCGTTACGCTGCATGGCTTGCAAACGAACGGCATCCAGCCCATTCCCCACCAGCCAAACGATCGGATTATGATGCCCATCGCGACGCGATGGCGAAGGTCTCGCGCGAGCGGTCCGTGTCCGGGCGCGACATCGGCCTGTGTCCGGAGGTGAAGGACCCGGTCCGGTGGGCCGCGTGCGAGCGGGATTTCAAGCTCTTCTGCGAGACCTACTTCCCGGAGACGTTCAACCTCGAATGGTCGGGCGACCAACTGAAGGTCATCGCCAAGATCGAAAAGGCCGTCCTCGAGGGCGGCCTTTTCGCTATGGCCATGCCGCGCGGGTCCGGGAAGACAAGCCTTTGCGAGGCGGCCTGCCTCTGGGCAATCCTATATGGACACCGGTGCTTCATCGCCCTGGTCGGGTCCGACGAGGGGGCCGCGATCGAGATGATGGATTCGCTGAAGATGGAACTCGAAACCAACGAGTTGCTCCTGGAGGACTTCCCGAAGGTGGTATTCCCGATCCAGTGCCTGGACGGCATCGCGCAGCGCGCCAATGGCCAAACGAGCGACGGCGAACGCACTCATATGGAGTGGAAGGAGAAGGTCGTGGTTCTCCCGACGGTGCGTGGGAGCCAGGCCTCCGGGGCGATTATCCGCGTGGCCGGGATTACGGGGCGCATCCGCGGCATGAAGTACAAGCGGCGAGACGGCGTGGCAGCGCGTCCCGACCTGGTTATTCTCGATGATCCGCAGACCGATGAATCGGCGAAATCCGATTCGCAGAACCATTTTCGCATGGGGGTGATCAAGGGGGCGGTCCTGGGCCTGGCCGGGCCGGGGAAGAAGATCGCCGGCTTCATGCCCTGCACCGTCATCGCGCGGAATGACATGGTTGACCGCGTCATGGATCGCGACCAGAATCCGGAGTGGCAGGGCGAGCGGATGAAGATGATGTACTCGTTCCCGACGAATACGAAGCGCTGGGCCGAATATGAGAAGATCCGCGCGGAGGATTTGAAGGCCGAGAAAGGACTCAAGCGCGCGACCGCCTTCTACCGAAAACACCAGAAGGCCATGGACGTCGGCGCGATCGTGGCGTGGGCGGCGAGATACAACCCGGATGAGGCGTCGGCGATTCAGCACGCGATGAATCTGCGGTTTCGGGGCGAGGCGGCCTTTTACGCGGAATATCAGAACGAGCCGTTCGACCTCGTTCAGGACGAGGAGATGCTCACCGCCGATCAAATCGCCGCGAAGATCAACCGTCTTGACCAGGGCATAATTCCAATCGGAAACGATCATCTGACCGCTTTTATCGACGTCCAGGGCAAATTGCTCTACTGGGTTGTCTGCGCGTGGGGAGACGATTTCACCGGGGCGGTCATCGATTACGGCGCCTATCCAGATCAAAAGTGCCACTATTTTACGCTGCTCGACGCGCGGCGATCCCTGGCGCACGTGACGCCGCGCGCCGGTCTCGAGGGGCGCATCTTTGCCGGGCTTGAAAAGCTCACGGCGGAGATCCTCGGAAAGGAATGGAAACGGGATGACGGGGCGATGATGCGGATCGAGCGGTGTCTGATCGACGCGAACTGGGGCCAATCGACCGACACGGTCTATCAGTTCTGCCGACAGAGCGAACATGCCGCGCAGGTCATGCCTTCGCACGGCCGCTACGTCGGCGCCTCCTCGAAGCCGTTTTCCGAGTATCGCAAGCAGCGCGGCGAGCGTCTCGGGCACAACTGGCGTATTCCGTCCATCAAGGGGCGGCGGGCGATTCGGCACGTGATCTATGACGCGAACTACTGGAAGTCATTCGTTCATGCGCGCCTGGCTGTGGCCATGGGCGACAAAGGATGTTTGGCGTTGTTCGGGAAAAAGCCGGAACGGCATCGGCTCTTTTCCGAGCACCTGATGGCGGAATATCGCGTGAAGACCGAAGGCCGCGGCCGCACGGTGGACGAGTGGAAGCTGAAACCGAACAAGCCGGACAATCACTGGCTGGACGGGCTGGCCGGCGCGGCCGTGGCGGCCAGTATGCTGGGCGTGCATCTCGGCGAGCATCAGGCGGTGAAGGGCGCCGGCCGCAAGCGCGTCTCGTTCGCAGAAATGCAGAAAAACAGGAGAAGGGCGTGAAATCACGGATAAGCGAACCCGGCCACGGCGATGGCCTCTGCTGCGCAAAATGCGGGTGCGCACACCTGCCGGTCCTGTATACTCGCCGGCATCCCGGCAACCGTATCAAGCGCGTGCGCGAGTGCCGGCATTGTGGGCACAGGCTGGTCACGTACGAATCGGCCTCTCCATTTGGCTCCAAAGCGAGCGATAACTAAAAAAAGTACAGATATGTACGCATTTTGTTAGCGCCCCCTTGACGTCCCTCATCATTCCCCCCCATAATCAAGGCAACAAGAAAAAACTGCGGGCATAACGCGAGCCAGCTACTCGCGGAAGTCCCGAGACTGAGCCGGCCATGCAGGGCTGCATCCTTGCATGGCCGGTTTTCTTTTGGGCGCACGCAGGCGAATCGCGGGTGGCAGGGGCCGGTGCCCCGGCGGGCTTCATGGGCCCGCGACCGAGGTTCGACTCCTCGGCCCGCTACCGTTTGGGAGAGGAAGCACTGAAATGAGCGACAACTCAGCAGCCATCAATACGAACGCGCAAAGTCCTGCCGAGGTCGAGCAGGACGGCACACGCGCGAAGGCGCATCCGATCAACGATCAGATCGCAGCGGATCGATACGCGGCAACGCGCGCTGCGCACGCCAGGAACTCGACGGGACTGCGATTCAATAAAATCGTACCGCCGGGGAGCGTCTGAATGAAGAAATTTTTCCGCGCCGGCAAGAGACGCTTGATGGCAATCAGGCGCGCGATTCGCGGCAAGTACGACGCCGCGCAGACGACGGCAGACAACAAAAAACATTGGGCGAACGCCGATGCGCTTTCGGCCGATGCTGCCAATTCATTCGCCGTTCGGCGGACGCTTCGGATGCGGGCACGCTATGAACTCGCCAACAACTGCTACGCGCGCGGGATCATCTCGACTTTGGCGAATGACGCCATCGGCCGGGGCCCGCGATTGCAGCTGCTGACGGAGAGCGGCGATGACAATACGCACGTCGAGAAATCCTTTTCCGACTGGGCGGCGGAGATACGTCTCGCTCAAAAGCTTCGGACGGCGCGCATGGCCATGGCCAGCGACGGCGAGGCGTTTCTGCTTCTTTCCAACAATCCGAAATTGCATCATCCCGTCAAGCTCGACCTGGTTCTGATCGAGGCGGATCGCGTGACCACGCCGCTGTTTGCCCCCGAGAAAGGCGCGAAGGCGGTTGACGGGATTGTTTTCGATCAGAATGGAAACCCTGTCGAATACCACGTTTTGAAGCAGCACCCGGGCGACACGGGATGGCTCGGTTCAGGGCTGGAATATGACCCCGTTCCGGCCAGCCGGGTGATTCATCTATTCCGCAAGGATCGGCCGGAGCAGCATCGGGGCATTCCGGAAATCACACCTGCCCTTCCGCTCTTCTCCCAACTGCGACGATTCACGCTGGCGACGCTTGATGCGGCGGAGACGGCGGCAAACTTCTCCGGCGTCATCGAGTCCAACGGGGCTGCCGAGGAGGAGACAACCGAAGAGTCTGCGCCGTTCGAGGAAATTGAACTGGCGAGGAACCTCTTCACGACGCTTCCCTACGGCTACAAACTTGGCCAGATGCGGGCCGAACATCCGGAGACGACGTATGCGATGTTCAAGCGGGAACTTCTGAACGAAATGGCGCGGTGTTTCAACATGCCTTACAACATCGCCGCCTGCAACTCCTCCGACTACAACTACGCCTCCGGGCGCCTCGACCACCAGACCTATGATCGCGCGATCTCCGTTGACCGAAGCGACATTGAAATCGTCGCGTTGGATCCGATTGCCGCGGCCTGGATGGCCGAGGCCGTTCTCATCGAGAAGCTCCTGCCGCAATCATGGCGGCTCATGGGCGCCACGCTGCCTCCGCGTCACGCATGGTTCTGGACCAACCGTCCGCACGTGGATCCGTCCAAAGAGGCGAACGCCCAGGAAACCCGGCTGCGGAACAACAGCACCACCCTGGCGCACGAATACGCGCTGATGGGCAAGGACTGGGAACAGGAACTGCGCCAGCGCGCGAGGGAAATCGCGCTGGAACGCGAACTGGGCATTGAGGCAACGAAACAGACCCGAAATCCGGCGCGGAACCGCGCCGACAATTCAGAGGAGGACTGATCATGTCCCGACGATCGAAACGCCGTATCCGCGCCGCCGCGACGGACTCCGACAAAAAGCAGATCTCGTTTCTGACGGACTTGGGCAACATCACCATTGAGGCGGCCGCCGACGAGGAAGGCAAGCCAAAGATCCCGCGTTTCTCGATGGTCGCTTACACGGGCGGCGCGATGCGTCTTGCGTACTGGCGCTATCCGGTCATTCTCGATATGGCCGGGGCGCAGATCCCGGCGCAGAGCGTGCCGATCCGCATGAATCACGACGCCGCGCACGGCGTCGGGCACACCGACAGCATCAAAATCGAAGACGCGCAGTTGCTTGCGTCCGGCGCGGTTTCGCGCGACACCGAAGCCGCGCGGGAAATTGTGGCGAGCGCGAAAAGGGGCTTCCCCTGGCAGGCATCCGTCGGCGCCAGCGTCGGCAAATACGAATTTGTCAAGGAGGGCACAACCGTTGCCGTCAACGGCCGGAACTTTGACGGGCCGGTCTACGTGGTACGGCAATGGCCCTTGGGCGAAATATCTTTTGTGGATCGGGGCGCCGACGCGAACACCTCTGCGAGCGTGGCGGCGAGCGGCGTCCCCACAGGAAAGGAGATGGATATGGACTTTGAAAAATGGCTCAAGGCAAAGGGCTTCGACCCCGCGTCTCTGAGCGACGAGAACCGCACGGCGCTCGAGGCCATGTGGAAGGCTGACGTTCAGGCAAGCCAGCCGGCGCCGCCGGCATTCGGCAGTCTCGATGCGGAGATTGCCGCGCAGAAGCGCAAGCAGGACCTGGAGACGCTGGCCGTGAAGTACGTCCGCGAGGCTCCCGCATCGGCGGAGACGATCCGCGAAATCGCCGCGCGAGCGACGGTCGATGACAAGGTCTCGATCAAGGACGCCGAGCTGCAGATGCTCCGGGCGACTCGCGTGACGCCGCCGCACACATTCACGGGATTCGCACAGAGCGAGCACCAGGTGCAGGCGGTCCACTACGAGGCCGCACTGGCGGCAACCGCAAAGCTGCCGAGCCTTGAGAAGTCCTATTCGGCCGACGTGCTGAATCGGGCGAGCGATGCCTTTCCGCGCGGGCTGTCCATCGGCGAGATGCTGCTGGCGGCCGCCGCTCAGAACGGCTACCGCGGGATCAGCCTCCGCAGCGGGCTCAAGACCGCCCTGCGCGCCGCGTTCGCCGAGCCGGACATCCAGGCGAGTGGGTTCTCGACATTGAGCCTGCCCGGCATCCTGGGCAACGTGGCAAACAAGTTCCTGCTCGACGGATTCATGTCGGTCGAACAGGCCTGGCGCGCCTGCTGCCGCACGCGGCCGGTCAAGGACTTCAAGCAGATCACCTCGTACCGCCTGAGCGGCGGATTCGAATACGACGAGGTTGGGCCGGACGGCGAACTGAAGCACGGGACGGTGAGCGAGGATTCGTACACCAACCAGGCCAAGACGTATGGCCGCATGTTCGCCATCACGCGGCAGGACATCATCAACGACGATCTCGGCGCCCTGTCCGACGTGCCCCGTCGCATCGGTCGCGGCGGCGCGCTCAAGCTGAACACCGTGTTCTGGACGGCTTTCATGGACAACAGTTCGTTCTTCACCAACGCTCGCGCGAACTACGCTACGGGCGCCGGCACGGCGCTGGCAGCCGCCGGACTGAAAGCGGCCGTGACCGCGTTCAGGAAGATCAAGGACCCCGACAGCAAGCCGAAGGGCGTCGCGCCGAAGGTCCTGCTCGTACCCGTGGATCTCGACATCGCGGCCCGGGAGCTGGTTCAGACGATCACCTGGAATTCGGGCGGCGCGGCCGACACTGCGCAGATTCCGAACTTCAACGTGCTCGGCACGCTCGGGCTGGTCCCGGTGGCGACCGAGTATCTGTCCGACACGGCCATCACGGGCTACTCGACCACGGCCTGGTATCTCCTCGCCAACCCCAACGACATCCCCGTCATGGAGGTCGTGTTCCTCAACGGCCAGGAGAATCCCATTGTCGAATCGGCCGACGCTGATTTTGACATGCTCGGAATTCAGTTCCGAGGGTACTACGACTTCGGCGCGGCCAAGCAGGACTGGCGCGGCGGGCTGAAGTACCGCGGCACGTAGGATCGCAACCCTCGGGGGGCGCGCATCCGATGAAACACGCGCCGACATGATCTTTCACTCGTAATCGGGAGGACTCAAATATGAGCGCAACCTACAGAGCAACCGGGGATCGCATCGATCATACCCCCGACGCGGCGGTGACGGCCGGCGACGTGGTCGTGCAGGAAACCCTGGTGGGCATCGCCACCAAGGACATCGCCGCCGAGGCCCTTGGCTCCCTGGCCGTCGAAGGGATCTTCGATGTGGACAAGGAAGAGGTGGCTTTCGCCGTCGGCGAGGACGTCTATTTTGACACCGACTCCGAACTGGCCACCAAAGAGGAAGGCGCGTTCATGGGCAAGTGCGTCGCGGCCGCAGACGCCGACGACGACACGGTTCGCGTCAAGCTCGTGATCCTCGATGCCGCCGCATCGAACACCGTAACGGGGACCGGCACAGGAGTTGCCTGATCGTCAAGAATCCGCTCGATGACTGAGGGGGCCATGACGGCCCCCTCGCGTCGAGTCGCGTTTTGCCTTTGGACGGAGACGAGAATTCTAATGGCGACAATCATCCGACGCGAACACAAGGACTACGGCGGCGAGGAGTACGCGTATCGTGATTAGCGCAAGCAATCTGGTCTATCCCCCGACCGTGACAGCGGACGCGGATCGCTACCGCTATCTCTATGCGGCCCTGGAACAACTCCGCCTCAAGCACAATGAGCGCGCGGGCGACCTCACACCGCAAACGCTCTATTGGCGGCGTGAATGGCGGAAGCCTCACGATGGGATTATCCAAAACATACTGCCGCTGCGCGCGAGGTTGCGGACCCCTGACTGGCGCGTAAGCGATTCTGAGCCGGTCGATCCGGCGCTGGCTCTCTTGCGAGGCGAGGGCAAGGCGGATTATCGCAGTGCCGATTACAAGGTGCTGACCGGATTCGATCTGGACGGCGTTTCCGGCGCGATGAAGATCGAAGACCCGACGGCGGATTTCACTGCCTTTTCCAACACGAGCGACCCCGGCTCCGACATCATTGCCACCGCCTCTAAGCTGGACTTGAACGATGTTCGAGGGGACTCTGATACGTACTGGTGGGATGACCGTGGCGTCGACCATTTTGGGGCGGCATTTGAACATCTGTTTGAGGCGACTCAATATGATTCCGGGTCCGACTACTATATCAGCCTGGTCATCTGGGGCGTTTCCAATGTCGCGGCGAACGAGGAATACCTTGACGACAATTCGTCTCAGGCGCTTTGCGTCTATTTGCGGACGCGCAACCCCACTACGTCCAGCGAGGTTTTCATCAAGGATTACGAGGACGACAGCAGCGACAGCTATTCAGCCGTCTCAGCGGATATCAAGCATTATTACACGGCGGCGCGAACGAGCGAGACGGCGGTCCAGTGCATCATCTACAGCGACGCAGGCAGGACATTGGACGAGGACACGATAGCGACCACGATCACGAGCGGCCGCCGCTACCGATATGGGGCTGGATGCGCCATCGAGAACGACGGCGATTCGCGCGGCTTCACCGCCGACATCGAGAACCTCGATTGGCAGGAGGGGGGCGAGCCCCCAGCCACGAACCCACGGCGGAGGCTGCTCATAGGAGCATAGCATGTACGCAAAACAGAGCACGGCGAAGAGCTTTCTGGTCGGGCCGATCCTCGATGCGGACGGCGCGGCGAAGACCGATGAAGTCGTCGCCTCCATCAAGGTCACGAAGAACGGCTCGGTCGGCGCCCCGAACGGCTCCTCGACGCTCACGCACAATCACACCGGCCACTACGTTTACGCGGCGAACGCGAACGACTTCGACACGCTCGGCGAGGTCGTGTTTTCTCTAAACTCGGGCACGAACGCGATGTCGATCGTGCGCTTCCAGGTCCTGCCCGCGAACGTGTACGACTCGCTCGTGAGCGGGTCGGATTATCTCGATGTGAACGCCGCCCAGGTTGAGGGCTCGGACGCGACGGATACGATTCAATCCTCGTGCGATGATGCGCTTGTCGCCAATCATCTCGACCATCTGCTCAAGACCGACTATGACCCATCCTCAAAGCCGGGCGTTGCGACGGCGCTGTTGAACGAGATCGTCGAAAACGACGGCGGCGTGTCGCGCTTCACGCAGAACGCCTTGGAACAGGCCCCGGACACCACCACGGGGATTGAGCTTGCCGACGACGCGATCACAGCGGCGAAGTTCGACGAATCGACGGCCTATCCTGTCAAGAGCGCCGATACCGGCGCGACACAGATTGCGCGTGTGGGCGCTGACGGCGACACGCTTGAAGACCTCTCAGACGAGATCGCGGCCATGCAGGACGATGTGACCACCATTGCCGGGGACGTGGAGAATATCGACGGTGACGCCATGCGTGGGACGGACGGCGCGGCCACGGCGGCGGAGGTCGTGACGGCGCTGCTGGCAAAGACAGGCTGGACTGAGGGGGGCACGACAACGATTGAAACGCTTTTGAAATCGCTGCTCGCCCTGACGCAGGGCAAAATCACGAAGGACGGCGATGACTACACGTTTTTTGACGATGACGGTCTAACGGAACTCTTCACGCTCACGATTGCGGCAGGATCGAGGACTCCAAGCTGATGACGATCGCTATCGCTGACATGCAATCGGTCGGGACTCTCGGTTGGTGGTATACCGACCTGGGCGGGGCCTCTCCGCCCGACGCCCCGAGCCTGTCCATCAGTGACGACGGCGACGGCGACGCGATCACGGCGACCGTGGCCGGAGCGGCCGGGGCGACCCACACGCTGTATTACATGGCCGCCGGCGCATCCGCATGGCGCGAGGGCAACTCGCGCGCGGGCGACGGCGTGATTCACCAGACCGGGTTGGCAACCGGGACGCTTTATTTCTTTGTCGTCGTCTCATCCGCCGCCGGCCTGGTCAGCCTGCCGTCCCCCACGATTCAGGTTCGGCTGTCGGCGGGGGAGAGCGCGGCCGCGAGCGACCTCCTCTCCTCCGGGAGTTCGTGGCTCGCCGCGCAGCGCCGCGCCCACATGACGCGCTCCGTCGTCTACCGGCGCGGCGCTGCCTCCGTCGCCCTTGCCGCGACCGTCGGCCGCACGCCGTTCTGGGTGGACCGGGGCGAGGGACTGTTCGAGCGCATCGAAAGCCGTGATTATTTGGTAACGGCCGCCGATCTCAGTCTCGGCGGGATGACGGTCCTGCCGGAGCGGGGGGATCAGATTATCGAATCCGCGAAGGTCTACGAGGTCATGGCGCCCGCCGACGAGCCGCCTTACCGCTATTCGGATCGCGGACGCTCGCAACTCCGCATCCACACGAAATACATGGGAGATGATTCGTGAGTTCCGCCATCGCCACCATCGCCGAAGCGATCAAGGACGCCCTCAACGGCGAGGACTTTTCGATGGACTTCACCGCCGCGCGCGTCTATCGCCCGAGTTATGACCTGAAGGACGTGAAGGACCTGACTGTTGTCGTCGCGCCTCGGGCCAACGAGATCACGCTCCTCAACCGGCGGGACGATCAATACGAGGTGACCGTTCAGATCGGCGTGCTCAAGAAACTTGACGACGAGGACAATGCCGAGATCGATCCCCTTATGGCGCTTGTCCAGGAGATCTGCGAGTTTCTCAGCCGCAAGGCGATGGGAACCGGCCTCTGGCTCAGCACGAAGAACGATCCCATTTATTTGGCCGAGCATCTCCACCAATACCGCCAGTTCACCAGCGTCATCACGGCGACCTATCGCGTCATGGAGGGGGGCTGATGGTCGGATTCAAAGTCACGCAGAAGATGAACCCTGAGAAAGTGCTGCGCGCCAAGGCCCGCGCTCAGAGGCAAGTCCTCTACCAGCAGGGCGGCTATGTGCGCGCGGTCGCGCGCCGGAGCATCAAATTCCGGGCGGACCTGGACGCCAAGTCGCCCCCGGGATCTCCGCCTTACACGCACCGAGAGCACACGCTTCGCAACGCGATCATGTTCGCGGTCGAGCGGGTCAGCGCGGTGGTGGGCGGGACGCGATCGCGCATTGGCCGCATCGCGCACACGCATGAATTCGGCGGCGTCGAACCGGCCACGAGGAAAAAGCCGCGACGCCGATATCCGCCGCGTCCCATCATGGGACCGGCTCTCATCAAGTCGCAGCCCCGCCTGAATGAGTTCTGGCGGAACGCCATCAAGGCCTGAACAGGAAGGAGCCTCCAATGAGCGGCAAACTCGGCATGGAAGCAAAGCTGTATTACAAGCGCGGCGGCGTGGCGGCCGCCGGCGACTGGAGCGAGTGCGAGAACGTCAAGGACAACAAGCTCAGCCTGAGCAAGGCGTTGGCCGACTTCAGCACGCGCGGGAATAACGGTTGGCGCGCGCAAAAGGGCGGACTCAAGGAAGCGTCTGTCGCGTTCCAGATGATCTGGGACATCGACGACGCGGACTTCGACGCCTTCATCGACGCCTTCATCTCCGGAGACGTGATCGGCCTGGCCATCATGGACGGCCCGATCGCCACCGGGACCGGCCTCGTGGCCGACTTCGAGGTCTCGAAGATGGACCGCGACGAGGGGCTCGAAAATCCGATGACCGCCGACGTCGAGTGCGTCATCACCTATTCGGCCACCGCGCCGCAGTGGTACGAGGAAGGCGCGACCGGCACGGGGACCGCTCCCTGATAGCCCCGGACTTTAGGAGGAGAACCTGACGTGAGCAAGTTTACCGACATCAAAGGACGGGCCTGGCTGATCGAGATCACGGTCGACACCGTCAAGCGCGTGAAATCGCTTTGCGAGGTCGACCTGCTCGATATTGTGCAGGACCGGGGCAAACTGCTGAGCCAACTCACCGACGATCCCATCACCCTCTGCAACATCCTCTATGTCATCTGCAAAGACCAGGCGGATGAGCAGAAGGTTTCCGATGAGGACTTCGGACGCGGGCTCGGCGGCGATGCCCTCGAGCAGGCGACGGTTGCCTTCCTGGAGGCCCTCGTAAATTTTTTCCCCGGCCACAAGCGGCGGGTCCTGCAGAAGGTCCTCGATCGAAGCGCCGAGGTGCAGAGCATGGCGACCGATCTGATCATCGCGAAGCTGGACGATCCGGCGATCGAGGCCCATCTGAAGGCGAGGGTCGAAAAGATTCTTTTGACGCCTGGGGACTCATCTGGCGATGCGCCGGCATCCTCGGACTGAACCCCGGGCCCTTCACCTTAGCCGAGCTTGTGGCGATGAGCACGGCCCGGGTGGATTCGGAATGGAATCATACCGCCGCGCTGCTCGCGCAGATCGCGAATGCGCACCGGGATCCGAAAAAGGGCCGCGCGCACAAGCCGGATGATTATCACCCGCTGAGGGCCAGGCGGTCGAGCGGCGGGATTCCGATCACGAAAAAGAACATCGGCATGCTGAAGAAGATTTTCATCAGAGAGGATCGACATGGCAGGCGCCAGTGACATCAAAGCCGGAGCGGCCTTCATCGAGCTCTACCTGAAGGATGCCGCGGTTATGAAAGGACTCGCGCGGACACAGGCGCGGCTGAAGGCCTTCAGTGCGTCTCTGATGAGCTATGGCCGGAAGATGATCACCTTCGCCGCGGTGGCGGCTCTGCCCTTCGCCATTTCCCTCCGGACCTTCAGCCAATTTTCCGACAAGATGAGCGTGGTCCGGGCCGTCACGCAGGCCACCACCGATCAGTTCAAGGCACTGACCGAAGAGGCCAAGCGGCTCGGCCGCACCACGTCATTCACCGCCTCCCAGGTGGCCGAGGGCATGATCTCGCTCGGTCGAGCGGGATTCGGGTCGGATCAGATCCTCGCCGCGATTCCGGCCGTCCTCGATCTCGCGCGGGCCACGGATACCGAACTTGGCAACGCTGCCGAGATCGCCGCCGCCACCTTGCGCGGCTTCAAGATGGAGGCCACGGAGACCACCCACGTGGCCGATGTGCTGACCGCCACGGCGAACGCCTCCGCCCAGACCCTGTCCGAACTCGGCGAGTCCATGAAATATGTCGCCCCGCTCGCAGCCGAGGCGAACGAATCCCTCGAGGACACCGCCGCCGCCCTGGGCCTCCTCGCCAACAATGGCATCAAGGGATCCATGGCCGGGACCGCGCTTGCGCGCGCCTTCAAAAATCTCACGCGCGAACCGGTTCAAAAGACCATCGCCGGGCTGGGCGTGGCAGCCGCCGACGTGGACGGTAATCTCCGTCCGGTCGCCGACATCCTGGGCGATATCGGACGCGCGACCGCGAAGATGGGGACCGCGAAACGGCTTTCGATCTTCGAGGCGGTCTTCGGACGCGGCCAGGCCGCCGCTTTGAAAATGGCAAACGCCCAGGACTTTCAGGACATGCGCGCGGTCCTGACCGGCGTGGACGGCACTGCGCGCGAGACGGCCAAGACGATGGACGACAACCTGGGCGGATCGTTCCGGCGCATGATGTCGGCCATCGAGGGCGTGCAGATCGCCATCGGCGAGGCGCTGACGCCGACCCTGCGCTCCTGGATGCAAGTCATCACCGGCGCGGCCGGCGCGGTGACGGCCCTGGTTGAGAAAAACCACGATCTCTTCGTGAGTGCGGTGAAGTGGATCGCCATCATTGGCGGGGCGGGCGCGGCGCTCCTCCTCCTGGGCACGCTGGCCGGCATCGCCTCCTTTGCACTGGGTGGGCTCCTTTCGATCATCTCCGCCATCGGGACCGGGCTGAGCATGCTGGTTTCGGCAATCGGTTTTCTCCTCTCGCCGATAGGACTGATCATCGCGGCAGCCGGCGCGCTCGGCTATGCCATTTTCACCATGGCCGATCTCGGTGGGATCGCCCTTGGGTGGCTGGGCGATAAATGGGCCGAACTCAAGGGCGACGCTCAGGCGGCGATCGATGGGATCCGAGATGCCCTGATCGCCGGCGACCTCAGACTTGCGGCGCGCGTGCTCTGGGCCTTCCTGAAGCTCGAATGGACCAAGGGGACCTTCGCGCTGAAGGAGACCTGGTTTGCCGGGATGTCGGCCATGGAGAGTGGCATGATCGAGGCGTTCTACGGGACACTGGCCGGCATGACCATCGTGTCGGACGGCCTCCGCTCCACCTGGGCCGTCGTGACAACCGAACTCGCGGACCTGTGGGGGAACTTCATCAACATGGTTCTCGTGGGATGGAACTCGGCATCCTCCTTCCTGCAGAAGGCGTGGACGCAGCTGAAGGGGTTCATCGATTCGGACATCGATGTGGAGGCCGAGATCAAGCGCATCGAGGAGGAACGGGTTGCCAAAGAGACCCAGATCGACGTCGACTTCGCCCAGGAATCTCTCCGAAGGCGCGCGCAACTCGATCGCGAGTTGGACAGAATCGAACGGGACAAGGTCGGGACCCTCGCCCAGATTGGGAGCGAGGCCGACAAGGCCCAGGCCGCGCGGCAGGCCGCCCAGGACAAGCAGGTCAAGGACCTCTATCGGCAACTCGCCCGGGCCAAGGCCGATCTTGCGGACGCCATCGCCGACGCAGCGGACGCGCGCGCGGGCGCCGAGGCCGAGGGGACGGACCTGCCGTCCCGAATCGAGGATTTAAAGGACCGCCTCAAAAACCTGATGGACGGCAGCCTCGGCGGCATCAGTGAAAAACTCGAAACCCGCGGGACCTTCTCGGCGGTCGCGGCCTTCGGGATGGGCAAGGGGACTGAAGCCCTGGACGAGATGGCGGGCTATCTGAACAACATCGAACGCACGAACCAGGACATCGCCGATGCGGCGCAAAACGGTTTGGCATTTGGACCCTGATCATGGCAGCGGAAGTTACCGAACTTTTTGAAAATCGGCATGAGGTCATCGGCGAATCCGCCGAAATCCCTTATGGCGTCCTCGGCGCGGAGGACGAGGCCGCCGTGCGCGCGGCGGCCGAATCCGAGATCCCGGCCACGATGGACTCGAGCGGGGTCACGCTGGCGCTCAAAAGCGTCGAACTGGTCGAGCATCTCGACGTCACCACGTGGCGGCTGCGGGCGAAATATCGGAAGTCCTCATGGAATTGGTTCAGCCATCTGACGCCGCCCGACCCGCGTTTTTCCTTCGACACCTCGGGCGGGACGCAGCACATTACGCAATCGCGTGAGACGGTCAATTCCTACGGCCCGAAGAAGTCGGATGAACTCGGCGGGGCGATCGGCTTCGACGGCAAGACGGTCCAAGGGTGCGATATCGTCGTGCCGGTCTACAATTGGGCCGAGACGCATTATTTCGAGGACGCGGATATCACCTCAGCCTATAAGCAGATCATCGCAGGCCTCACGGGCAAAACGAATAACGCATCCTTCAAGGGGTTTGATGAGGGCGAGGTCCTTTTCCTGGGGGCGACCGGGTCCCGCCAGGGCGACGATGACGACGATCTCTGGGAGATCACGTTCCGGTTTGCCGCGTCGCCGAACGAGACCGATTTGGAAGTCGGCGATATCGCCGGCATCGCCAAGTGGGGATGGGAATACCTCTGGGTGCAATACGGCGATACCGAAGACGCGGTCGCCAATCTTCTTGTGAAATCGCCCGTGGCGGTCTATATCGAGCGCGTCTATGACGCCGGCGACTTTTCGGACCTCAACATAGGAACATGACCACTGCTCTCGAAAAAGTTAGAACAGGGCAATCCTTCAGGCCCAAGGCCGATACATGGAATGCCTTTGTCCACGCCGCGCAATATGTCCGCGATCGCGAGATTGGGGGCGGGGCGCGCATCGGAGACCTGGCGCGGGGCGAGACCGTCACGATCAAGAACTCGAGCGGCGCGGACCGCGCGCGCTTCAACGTCCTGGCCGTCTCGGACATCCTCATCGATCCGGACGCCAACGAATCCGAGTTCATCCGCACGATGGCGCTCGACTGTGACCTGGTCGAAAACGTCGCAGGCGAGAATGCGCTCCTCTACGTGATTTTGCAGGAGCCGATTGTGGGCGACGGCCTCGGCCAGGCCCTGCTCGACGGCATCACCCCCTGCAAAGTCTACGTCCACAACGAGGACCATCAATATGCCCTGCCGGGGGTCGATCCCGGTTATCTCGACTCGGCGGCTGCCGGCATTGCGAAGATCCTCTGGAAGGGCGCCGGCACAGGCGAACAGTGGGCTTTGGTGCGGATCCCCGCCGAGGACGGCCAGTCCATCCGGCTCTACAATGCTTCGGGCGGCATTCTGAGCGACGGGTACGTGTGCGGGATCGATGGGATGGAGACCGGCGGTCCGCCGTTCGCCTTTCGCGCGATAAAGCCGACATCAGATCATCAGATCAACATTCTCCCCATGGGCGGTCCCGACCTGGAGAATGATGCCGGGCGCTGGGTCCCGCTTGGTCCGGTCATGCGCTACCGGCTCAGGGGGAGGATCACTGTCGCGCCGGGCGAGTCAGTCGGCGCGGCTGCCGGATCCCATCTTCTGGAACTCGGCAACCTCGGCTACATCATCCTGGGTGAGGAGATCGTCTCGGTCGATGAGCGGTATGTTTACGTCGTGCATGGCGACGGAGCCACCCCCACGGGGACCGGCACAATCACGAACCCGGAGACGCCAAGCGCCACCACGGAACCGGCCACGGGATCCGCCACCGAAGGCACGGGGAGCGAAACCGAACCCGAAGGGACAGAATCCGACACCGGAACCGGAACGGAGGGAACAGGGACCGACACCGAGACCGGGAGCGAAGGCACTCCGTGGGAGGAGACCGACACCGAACCCGGCACAGACACCGACACCGGGACCGGGACGGAGGGGACGGGGACCGACACCGAGACCGGGACGGATACGAGCGGAACCGGGACGGACACGACGGGAACGGCCAGCGATACGGAGACGCTGACGCCGTCTGCCGGCGGCAATGGGTGCAATGATTGCAACCCGGCGATCCCCGACAAGCTGTATGTGACGCTGTCGGGGCTGGGCGGAGATTTCGCAACCGACATCGGAGACGGCAAGCACACGGTCGCTCACCACGCCGGATGTGACTGGTATGAGAGCACGGACCCGTCGGTTCCCGCTGTGCCTTATATACATCTTTGGTGGGACACCGATCATTGGTACGTGCAGATCGTCGTGGGCGTCAACTGTACGCTCAAGTGGCAGGGACCAGCTGACGAATGCGAGCCGTGGGACGGATCATATGCGTGGCACACATGCACGGATATTACGTGCTCCGGCTCCTGTGCCGCGTCGTCCGGTGCGTCGTGCTCCGTCAGTTGGAACTAGCGAGGTTGAATACATGGCTGAAATGAGCAAGCATTTCCCTTGGCTCGATGCGACCGAGGACGCGAAATACCTCAAGGGCGAGCATGGGAAAACATCGGACCGCTGGTTGTCTGCGCCCAAATTGGACCCGTGCTGGCGGGGGGATTACCGGGAATGGCACATCGAGGACGGCAAGTGCTCCCAGGTGCAGTGCTATTGCAGGTTTTGGCGGCGGTGGATCAACGCGAGCGGCGCCGCGTGTGTGCGCTGCACGCAGAGGGCGTGGCCGGATGTCGAACTTTATCGCGCGCATTTCCTGCCCGGCCTTGACAAGGAGGCTCAGGAGGCGGCCGTTCTCAGAGCGGTGCAATCTGGGCAACTCACAGAGGCCGAGGCGGTTAAGTTGGGAGCGGAATTTGAGTTGGGAAGATCGAGTTAGAGAGGCGGCGGCAGGTATCCGTCGTGCGATCGCGGTCCCGTGCAGGCCGTGTCGGCAGACGCCCGTTCATCAGCCGCTGATCTCCATCTGCATCAACACGCACAATGAAGGCCCGCGCCTCCGGTTGACCGTGGCTGCCCTTCACAAGAATCTTCGCGGCTGGCCGCACGAATTTATCATCATCGCGGACGGTGTCACGGACGGATGCTGCGACGGTCTCGACTCGATTGCGTCGGATATCTCGATTCGCATCATCCGCAACGATCCGTGCAAAGGCTGCGGCCGCGCGAAGGGGCAGGCCGTCGAAGCGGCGAAAGGCGAGGTCCTTGTTTTTCTCGACGCGCACATGAATGTCATTGCGGGCCGCGTCTCGGCCATGGCGCTGCGCGCCGATGCTGAGGAGGCCATCTTCACGCCGGTTATTCGGAACATTAAATATACTTCGGACTGGGCGATTGAACCCGTCGGCTCCGGCGAGAACCAGATCCCTTACGACAAGGGCATGCGATTCTGCAAGCATCAATACCGGAAGCGTCCGAATGGCTGGTTGAAGGAAAACCATCTCGCGGAGATCCGCATGGTGGGCGTCGGGTTCGCCATCAGCCGCAAGACGCTCGCGCGCATCGGCGGCTTCAACGCCTACCACGGGCGGCACGGCTCCCAGGAGCGCGGCATCAGCCTCCGCGCCTTCATGGCTCAGGTCCCGGTCAAGCTCGACACATCGGTTATCCTCGGTCACGAGTTCCGCGCCGGGCGCAAGCGGCCGAAAAACTGGAAGCGTGTCGGCGTCCGCGACCAGGCGAAGAACTTCTGGCACGCCTATTTCATTGTCGCCGGCGACGAGGCCTGGCCGGAGATCGCGCGCCTCCTGCCGGCCAAGGCGCGGCGCGGCGACGGCGTCCTGAAATGCAATGACGTGAAGTCCGAGCGCGACCGCTTTCAGCGCGATTGCAAGCGCCGGTCCGACGCCGAGCTGCTCAAGTTGCTCGGGATGGCCACGCCCGCCCTGGCTGAGGTCGACGAGATCGAGGGAATATCCACAAAGGGAATGCCGCCGGAGTTCGTGAAGCGCTGGCGGAAGGCCAGATCGCTTGGCCTCATCATCATCCAGCATCCGGCCGAGATGGTCGAGGTCTGGAAGGCCGTCGCTCAGCAGCGGCCCGATTCCATGATCGAGATCGGCAGCGAGACCGGCGGCGCGCTCTACGTCTATGCCGGGGCCTGCGCGAAGGGCGCGCGCATCGTCTCGGTCGACCTGGGCGCGACCCTGCGCACCGTCCAGCACCTGCCGCGCACGATTCAGGAATTGGAGAATGAAGGGTTCGACGCGCATTGGCTCAAGGCCGACTCGAAGGACGCCCGCACGATCGGGCAGGCGCGGAAGCTCGCGGGCGATTCCATCGGCTTCCTGCACATTGACGGCAATCATTCGCGCGAGGGCGTGACCGCCGACGGGGAAAACTATTCGCCCCTGGTTCAGCCGGGCGGGATCATCGCCCTGCATGATGCCGCGAATCCCAGGACCGGCGTGCCGGGCTTCTGGGCGGCGCTGGACAAGACCGGCCATGAGGCCGCGCTCCATTGCGCGGGCAAGCTCGGCCAACATATCGAAATGGGCATCGGGATGATTCGGATAGGAGGAGCATCGAAAGTGCAAGCGGACAAGACCGTCAAGCCCGGCATTTCGGAACCCAAGATCGACGTCCATATCGCTTATGAGCCCGGCGGACGCATCGGCGCGGACTATAACCGCATCATGCGCGAGTCGCCGCACGAATGGGTTTTGCTCCTCGATCACGATGTCCTGATCCTCCATCCCTCATGGTATGAGGTCTGCCAGCGCGCGATCCGAGAACATCCGAAAGCCGGGATCCTGACCTGCTGGACGAACAACATCGCCTGCAAACACCAGAAGGACCTCGACGCGCCCGCCGGCCACGACCTCATTGCGCACCGCGAGCGCGCGCGAGCGCTCTGGAACCAGCATGGCTACCGCTGCTCCCGGAATCGGCGGTGGCTCATCGCCGGATTCTTCATGCTCACGAGCAAGGCCGCCTGGAAAGCGGCAAGGGGGTTCCCTGAGGATTCCTTCTTCGGCGTGGACAATGAATACGATCGCCGGGTCCGCCGAGCCGGATTCGAGACCTGGCGCCTGGACGGCCTCTATTGCTATCACATCCGCGAGCGCAGGGATGGCGACTGGATCGAGGGCGTGGCCACGTCGGCCACCC